CCCCTAGTCATCAGCAAGGTCCCCGATCGGCTCCTCCCCAGGACCGCGCGGCAACTCCGACAGCAGAGCTCCACGGTCCAAGGCAATCGCCCGCGTACGGCGGGCCACGCACTCCCACTGCGCCGCTTCCCGCCGCGCAACCTGCACCTCAGACTCCCTGCCCTGCCGAGCCCGCCAGAGCGCGCGCACAGCGGCAGCGATCTGCCCGAGGAGTGCGGAGGCGAAACCACTGGTGATGACGACGGCGGCTAACTCCGCTGCCTGCATTCTGTGTCCCTTCTCTCGCAAGCACGAGCGGCGGCGTCAGCCTCGATGACCTTCGCCGCGATCGCACTTATCTCGGCCTGCCGAAGCGGCGTGAGCGGTTCGCATCCTGGCTGCCACGTGTGACCCCAGGTGCGGGCGATCCGCTGACCAATCATGAGGAGGAGGGCAAGGACGATGCAGAATGGCCAGCCGGGCCAATGATCGGACGTGAGAGCGCGCGCGGCGTCCTCGACGGCGACGGCGATGAGCCCGAGGGCGACGAGGGCCGCCGACGGGCCTTCTACACCCCACCAGCCCCGCCACGCCGCCGGCGCACCTATAGCGCACCCGGAGATGGTGGTGAGGCATCCCACGGTCACGTCCCACGGCTGGATGCGCGGGGCGCCCAGGATGAGGGCAACGGCTACGGCTATGAGCACATAGGTCGCTACCATCATCGCCGAGATAACTCTCGGCTCGTGGAGCGTCGACCACAGTCGGCGGCCCATGCCCATCAGGCGGCCTCGTGACGCGGCTGGTAAGCCTCCCGGGTCTCACCACCGGGGGTGATGATCCCAGCCCATCCCAGGATGCTCACGCCGCCGATGCGGATGCGAGACAGGGCCTCATAGGCGACCCAGGCGAAGCCCAAAAACTTGCCGACCTGCCCGGCCAGCACCTCCGCCTGGAGCGGGTAGGCGCTCAGCGCCCACGCGCCCACGGTAAGGACGACGGCGGCCCCCACGACGAGGGTAACGCGACGGCCCCGCGTCCAGTAGGGGCGGTCCAGGGCCGCCTGGACCAGGGGCCACAGGGTGCCCAGGACGACGGTCGTGACGAAGGGGTCAGAGATGAGTGCCTTCACGGCGGTTCCTTTCAGTTGGCGGTCACCAAAGGTGACCGGAGTTGGCGTGAGAGTCGTTGAGGGCGTGCTGGAGCGCTCGGATGGTGGCCGCCCCGGCCTCGCCGTCGATCCAGTCCCCGAAGTCCCAGTCGGGGGGCACGTACTCGGGGTGCCAGGCCATCACGAGGTACTGGAACACCCGCCATGTGGCAGGGCCAGCGATCCCGTCGTCGTCGAGCGTGGGCTCGCCGTTCAGCTGCTGCTGAGTGTCCTCCCCGACCACGACGTTCAGGAACTTCTGGAACTGTTCGATCGCAGGGCTGCCGTCGTCGTCGAGCTCGCCGTCAACGGGGGTCCCCATGACCTGCTGGAGTCGAGCGATCGTCGCCGGGCCCAGGTCGCCGTCGCAGACGAGTTCTCCCTGGCCGTCGGTCGCATTCCACTTGCCGGTGTAGGGGCTCGCCTGCGCCGCGGGAGCGGCCGGGGCGGAGGCAGTGACCTGACCGCCGCCGATCATGCGGTCCCAGGCGGACCGGTCGCGCAGCCGATTCAGGTCGAGCGTGCCGGAGTAGCCGGGCAACCGGCCGTCCTCGGTGTACTGGTGAACCAGCGCGCCGCCGCCCCAGTAGGGGACGTTCGGCGTGGGCGGGTCGCTGTAGGAGCGGCCATAGTCCGAGTAGTCCGGGCCACCGGCCACCCACAGCGGGAAGCGCGCGGCCACGGCCGACCAGTCGAAGGAGCTCAGCACGTTCTGATAGGTGTAGAAGCCCGGCGTGCTCTTCGTCTCGGCGGCCACCTGGTTCAGGAACGCCAGCGCGGGGCGGGGGCCTAGCCCGACGGCGTCGGCCTCCCAGTCCAGCCAGAACGTGGCGCGGCCCGCATACGCCCTGGCGCGGTCGAGGAAGTAGCGGGCCTGCTCGCCCGCGTCCTCATCGCTCGCGAAGTGGTAGAGCCCGAGACGCTTCCCGGCGGCCAGCGTCGCCTCCGCCTGGGCACGCCAGAACGGATTCTCGTAGCCCGTCCCCTCCGACACCTTGACGATCACGAAATCGCACCAGATCGCGGCAATGTGGAGCCCCGCCTGGTGACTGGAGATGTCGATCCCATGGGCGTGCGACGGGGCGGCCTGAGGAGCTGGGGCCACAGGGGCCGGCCCGGGAGCCGACGCCTTGGCCTTGGCGAACTCGGGCCACTGCTGGAAAAACTTCGCCTCATTGAAGCGGTGACAGGAGGTCCAGCGGCCAGCCTGCGTGTGCGGGTGCGTGGAGTAGCGGGCGGTGCGGGTCTCACTCCCGGTCTGGTCACCGAGGTAGCCGTCGATACTTCCGTCCTCGGCGATCCACGCCTCCGACTCGAGCGGATCAAAGCCGTCCTCGACGACAATGATGACGTGCCCGACGCCGCCCTCATTCGCCGCCGACAGGACGATATCGCCCGCCTTGAAACCCCCGTCGGGGGTCAGGTTCTCATCCGCCCAGTTAACCTCATCGAAGCCGCGGGCCTCCATGCCGGCACGCATATTGCTGGTCCAGAAGTCGTTAATTTCGAGGAGCGCCTGATGCCCCCAGGGGACGCCGTAGGTGTCATGCAAACCGTAGTCGATCGCGCCACAGGCCAAGGACGAGCAGTCGGCGTTCTGGGGGGAGGAGCAGTGCCCCTCCCAGTCCGCGTTCGCGAACCATGTGCGCCGATCCGGCTGCGAGTAGCCAACGTCCTCCTGGTCGCAGATGCGGCGTGCGATCCGCGCGGTAACGCTGCCGACGCTCACAGGACACCCCCCTGCTGCTCCTCCCAGCCGGCGGCAAAATTAATCGGCCCCGCCTTAAAGGGATTCAACCAGGCGCGGGCGACATTCTTGTATGTCTTGCCATCGACAATAATTTGCTCGCCGGGCCCCACCGTTGCGTCAGGACGCAAAGACTTAATGTTTTTTGCCTCCGTGGACGCATACTCCATATAGGCGTCGATACGCTTGTTGACCTCCTCCTGACAGTCATGCAGAAAGCCGCGCTTGTCCTGCTCGGCATTGATGATGGCGGCGAGCTTGTTAAAGTCCGCGTCATCCATCATCCTGATATCGTGTTCGTCGTATCGGAGCGTCATGCCATTCCTTTCGGGTTTGCTACTGCGATGAGGCCGGAATATTGTTTAGCGTCGGTGAAACTGAAATCACCGCCGATGCCCTGCCCTCCGGTGAATCCGGCCCTGATACGGGGGGCTTGGCCAGCGGGAACTATCGCCATCACGTTCGCGGTGACGGTAGTTCCGAAAGTCTGGAGCGGGAAACGCGCGTAGGCGTACCGGTCCATGATTGCTGCGAAGATATCGATGACACCCTTGTGGACGATGCCGAAGCACGTCCATGACGCCTGGATAAGCCGATCGTACGGCTTGACCCCAAGGTCGATGGTGGCGACGTCAGTGGTCTGATTGCTGCCCAACTGCCAGCGGTATGAGCGGCCGATACCGGCCTCGGCGGCCTGCACTTCGTTCACCGGGTGAATTACCCAGCGCTCGTTGTTCTTGCTGCCGTCCGCTCTGTAGAGGATGCCTGAGACATCAACATAGGCTGGGTGCGTTGCTGTAGGCGGGTGCCCCGCAGCCTCAGCACGACTGAGAATCTCGCGGGCCTCGGCCACGGACTGGGCTGGGAACACAATCCCCGCAGCGTCGAAAGCCTTCGACCACGCGGATAGCAAGTCATCCCCCGCCTCGGGAAGGGGAATCCCCTTCCAATGATTGACTGACATCCTGGTCTCCTTCACTTGCTGTAGTCAACGGCTATTTGCACGTTCTTGTCAAAATAGCCGTATGATGAGTTTTGTCCCGTCTGAAATGAGATGCCGCGGTGCGTGCCTTTCTGGAAAGCAGGCCACAAATACGACGGGATATTCACCCAACGTCCTTCGCCGCGGGCCCAGCCACCGAACTCACCCCACTGACCGTTGGACGAGAACGAGCCGGGGATACTATTCCATCCGTGCACGCCAATAGTGGCCGTACCTGTCTGCCCGAACCAGTGCCTGGCGTAGCAATACAGCTGCATGTTGGTGATGGTCGCCCCGCGAAGGTCGGCCGTCATATCCCGGAAACCAACAAGCGAGTTGTAGGTGCGGCCACCATAGGAACCCTGTGGGAGGGAATCACTCCAGGCGTTATCCTGCGACCCATTCGAGTAGGCTTTCCACCAAGTCGCCGGGTAAACCGTGCGATGATTCTGCTTCGGGGCAGGCTGAGTCTTGCCACCACCCACGGCGGATTCAGGCCACTGGAGAGTCTTCGGAGGAGCGGCCCCGATATCTGTGAGCCACACGTGCGGAACCTGGGTGCCGTAATCCAACATCACAGCGCCGGCCGTGTAGGCGTGCGCCAAAGATACTGTGAGTTTGTACGTTCCTGACGTCGTTGGTGACCACGGCGGGAAATGAGACCGGTTGGTCTGAACTTGGTTCACGAATGAGCCTGCAACACGGCTCGCCCAACTCGCTGTATCCCTCGCGCCGTTCCCGACAGGCTGGACACTCACACGAGGCTCGCACATGGCCTTGCCGGCGGTCGGCATCCAGGACCAAATCATCTCGCAGTGGTAGAGACGCCCCGCCTCAAGGTCTACCGTCAGCGTTCCTAAGGTGTCATTCCCGTGCACCTGGCGGCGCGGATTTCCCTGCCACGGCCAGGAAGTACCCCAAGCGACGATTCCGCGTGGGGCGGCCCCCAGGATTTCGGCCAGGTCACGCCCCTTCCAGGTGATCTTGTCGGCCACGGAGAGGGACTGCGCAGTCATAAGACCATCACCGGTGATGGTGGCCTTGGCAAGCCCGTCAGTTCCGGTGATGGACAAGAAATCTTTCCCGCTGGTACCGAGGGTGACGACCTCGGTGGGCTGGCTCTCGACTGCCTTCACTACGTGCAGCCCCGTGTGATCCAAAATTGCGGCGTCACCCGAGGGGTCACCGGCGACGATCCGCGTAGACAGGCGGATGGTGTCCGCCAGCAGCTCGCCCGTAATTTTCGCGTTCCCGGCCTGGAGCATCTGCGTCGTGACCTTCGCGAAGGTCGCAACTTTGGCCCACAGTTCGTCGCTGGCGGTGATCTTCGGGGCGGTCACCGCCCCGTCGCCCAGTTGGACGTTACCGACGCTGCCGGGGACGAGGACTTTCCCGGCCACCAGCAGGTAGTCCTGCCATGCCTTGGCGGTGGCTGACCATACCTTGACGCCGGTAGCCTGTTTGTCGGAGTCGGTGACCACCCACAGGTCCCCGTCGGCAGGCTCAGCCGGGGCGGTGCTGGCGACGGTCACGCGACCGATCGCCCGCTTCAGGGCATTCGCGGCCGCCTCACCCGACGTCGTCGCAGCATCCCGAGCGACCTTGACCTCCTCGGACAGTTGCTTCTGCGCCGCTTCGATCTCAGCCTTGGCAGTGTCGAGCTCGGCCTTGGTCCCGGCCGCCTCGAGGGCGATCCGTCCCGTCGCGCCCGTAGCGCGAGCCTGCCCACCCTCTGGTATGGCGGCCGGTGAGACCACCTGACAGACCTTGCCATCTCCCGTCTGAATGCAGACGCACTCAGCGCCCACGGCGGTCACGCCGCCGTCGGCCGGGGCTACGACCTCACTCACGGGCTCATCGGCCGGCAGCTCGACGCGGACCATGCCGTCGTCCATGACCTCCAGGACACGCCCCGTAGCCCAGGTCCCTGCCTGCGACCCGGAGCCGTAGGACGCCAGCTGGTTGGCGGCGGCCGCCCTAGCGGACGGCTTACGGTCGATCCAGAGATTCGGTCTCACCATGCGAGCTCCTCGACGTCGACGCGCATCTGCGCTCCTGGCTTGTCCACCGGCAGGCTGTAGGCGGTGACCTTGCCGACGATGATTTCCCCCGCGTCGGTGTGGACGGCTATCACGTCGCCGGCCTCCAGGCGGGGGTCAGCGGCGATCTCCACTGACCGCTTGGAGGCGGCCTCGAGGGCGTGCCGCATGTAGGTGTTGGCGGCCTTCCTGACCGCGTCGGGCGAGGCCGCGATGTTGAACTCTCGCCTGTCGGTGACCCAACCGTAGGTGTTGGGTTCGTAGGGCCAGGAGGTCGCCGTGACGGTTCCGGTCCATTTGATGACCGGCT